CTCAGGGGCAGTTACAAATCTAATCTGCGAATAACTTCAATGACAATAGCTTCTTCAACGGCTTGGACTAACTCTTCGTCCACACGAAGCCTCTGGGCTATTTTCTTTCGTTCCGACACGGGTAACCGTAAAGCCCTCTCTTCTAACCATTTGCGAAGGTGCTTTTTGAAAAGACGTTCAAGCATAGGTGTCAGTCTCCGCTTCGCCGACGCTTAGTTTCTTTCTGATTTTGCGTTCCACCATGTGCAACACATCTGTTCCACTGTAGCCCATGAGGGCAGAGAAAACAGGATGTGTGTTTACCACAAAACCAACGAAAGCACCAACAATCACGGATTTTAACGACGCCCAAAAGATTTTGCGTCCGCTAACAGACGGAAGAACAAAAGCGTCGCTGGAGACTACGGCGTTGACGAAACCACCGATAGCACCAGCTAAAACGCTTATCCAAGAAAAATCCCATTCGTAAATGCTTTCTATCATTGTTACCAGTTCCCCCTTTTCATCGTTTTTCTAGACCGCCATCCCCGTCAACGCTAAGCCACACTGGAACCTACCATACCGAGAACGTCTACTGCACCGAAGCTGAACGCCATTGTAATGGCATTCATAATGCCCTGTGTGCGGAAGTCTCTTTCTGTCACGATTTCAGGCTTCTGTCTCCAGAAGAACTTCAGAGAACCGATTTCAGGCGACGCAAAGATGAACCAGTCGTTGGTGTCGGTCAAATAAGGATTGACAACGACGTCTAAAGTGCCCTTAAACGGGTTAACGGTTCCCGCATTGGCTTGGAACGGCGAACCTGAAGCGGACGGATACGCCATGCTGCCTACCAGAACCTTTGCCCTCACTTCCAACTCAGGCGGAACCATCAAAACGGCAGGTTCAATCATAATCGGGTTGCCACGCCAATCAACAGCCCTGCGGAACAGTCTCAAGGCTTCAGCTAAAGAGAGGTCGTCTAAAGCAGCATTCAGTCGGTTGCTATAAGTTCCGCCCTCAAACGGATGGTCGGTCGCAAACAACGGCTTCCCGTCCACCCAAGTCGGATTAGTAGCATAAAAAGCAGTGGTCAACAGTTCAATGGTGTTCTGAGACGCCCTAACAGCAGTTCGCGTCAGGCGTCCGCTTACAACCTGATACTGGTCTCCACGCATCAGTCGCTTTGAAATCGCCCATGCGTAACCGTAGTCCCTGTGAACAAACAACACTTTGTAACCGTTAGAAGCCGTTACAAACGGCAACTCTGCGCCGTCGCTGTCCCATTCAGGAAGCGAAGGCAAACCGACAATGTGCTGATACTCCTCGTATTCTTTGTCCGATGTTTCTACCTCGTAAATGCGACCGTAAATGTTGGGCTTCTGAAACTCACGCATTAAGATTTCAGTAAGACCCACACGCAACAAGTTAAGCTGTCCGCTTGTTATCATAAATCTTCACCCCCTATTTTAGCGTTTCCGACCCTTCTGGGTTAACTCTTGGAAACGCTTTTTGCCATACTTTTTTCTGCCAATCCACGCAGCTAAAGCCTCTGGGTCGTCTACGCCACGACGCCTGAGTTTGGCGGTTAGCTGCTTAAACCTTTCACCTGTGCCTAAAGGCGGTTGCTTTGCCATTATCAATATCACCCCCGCATGTAATTATTATACCTAACAATGACGATTTTTTCAACGTTTGGAGTAGCCGTCAGGCTACCCCAAACGGAAACCAAAACAACAACAAACAAACTACGAATACCAATACGGTTCGCTGATAAAGTTGTGGTCTAAAGCCAAAACGACCCAACCTAAGTCTCTCTGGTTGCCGACCAAGTCGTTGACCAACGTCGACGGCAAAAGGACGTCGTCTACATAAAACGGGTCTACATCAGTAACAGCCGTTAGCGAAGCCACTGGAACGATATAGTTGGTTCCACCAACGTTTACCTGTTTGCCGTGTATGTAAAGCCGTCTGCCTATTAAACTTTCTGTCGGCTGAACGATGTTATAATCGTTGTCTACGTAACGGAAACCTACATAAATAGGCTGTCTGCCACCTAAAAGATGAATGGTCAGTTTGCCGTGAATGCCACCGCTGTCGGGTTCGTTGATTTTCTCTGGGTAACTGCCGATAATGCCAAACGGCTTGTTGCTGTAGCTGAAACCACCCGCCGTTTCGGTAGGTCGCCAACCCGCACCGTTAGCCAAAAAGAGGGTATCAAAAGGCAGGTTCGTGTCGTCTCCACTTCGTTTGCGCATACGAACGAAACAGCCTCTGTATTTTCCAATACCCGTTACGATGTTGAAGTCGTCTACGTTAACGGTTTCGCCTATTCCTGTCAATACACGGGGTGCTACTTGTTCAATGTTGAGAAATGACATACTCATCACACCTCCGCTATTACGCTAACTCTGCCCATTTGCTACGAACAATGCGCACAATCAAACGCCTGTCCCGCGTAATACCAACCACATACCCGCTTGTTTCGCTTCCATCTACCGTTCCGCCAACATGCACCCAATAGTTGGTTCCACCAACGGTAACGGAAACGTTTCTGTAATAAATACCAACGGGTCTACCGATATTGGAAGCAACAGCTTGGGTGTAATCAATCTCTCCAGTGGTTTTGTTAATCGGAAAAACAACGATTTCCCTGTGCGGAACGCAAACGGCAACAGAAACCCGCTTCACATGTGCCTGACCTGCATAATCGGGAAGCCCCGTCGCTACGGGGTCGTTGGCTTCCTCTGCGCCGTTCAGCGAAACACCGTAAAGGTTGTTCACGTTACTTAACACGTCGGTAGTGGGTCGGGTTGCACCTGTGCCGAAAACGGGTGCTACTCCGCCGTTCGTGGCGTCTAACCTGAACAGCATTCCCGCCCTCAGTGCGCCTTCGGGAAACGTTCCAAGACTAAGCGTCATGCGTCTCACTTCAGAAAAATCCGCAGGATACACAGACATCTCTTTTCACCCCCTTACTTTGCTAAAGGATTTTCGGCGAAGTAGAAGGTGCGTCGGTTAGGCTGATGTTCAGCACCTTCTCTCTTCATGTCCTCTTCAGCTTCTTCTATTTTTTGGTTAGCCAATCGCTTATATTGTCGCCGTTTGGCTTCTAACTCTTTGTCAGAGAACTCCTTCGGTCGTTTCATGAGAATTAAATTGCCGTAAACTACAGTGCCGTCGGGTCTTCGTTCTCCGCCGTAAGTCGGTATTTCGGCGTCTGAACCGACACGAACGGCTTCGTAACCACGCATTTTCAGCCTGCTAATGCTTCCAGTGTAATCGTTGGCGTCTCCCCAATAGTAACTCCAGCCGTCGTCTGGGTCTTTGGGGTTCAATGGGCTTTTCCCGATTAAATCAAAAAGGGTCTGTTCGTTTGCTTCCACAGTAGAAACCGAAGAAGAAACGTTGCTGGTCTCTGGTTCCACTGCAGGGCTTTCTTCAATAGCAACGGCTGTCGTTTCGGCTGTCGTGTTAGTCTTCTTCATAACTCACTCTACCCCCCTTCGCAAACTCTTTGACAAGTCGCTTTTTCAAACTGTTAGGGTCTAACTTGAGTTTGTTCGCTAAACCCTCAATTTCGGCAGAAGAGTAAGGCAACGGCACAAAGTTGCTTTCTCTGCGTCGTTCGCCTACGATGCTTTCCATCACTTCGGTAAGCACAGAACGCTTCTCCGCTTCGGCTTTCATACCCTTCAACGCCCACATCAGCATCTCTACGGTTTCGCGTTTGCGCAGTTCGGTAGGAAGCCTTTCCGCAATCTTCATAGCGTCGTCCTGAACGGACTTGAGAGAAGGGTTTTCCCTCACAATGCTTTCCACTAAACCCGTCTGCGGAATGTTCGCCAAAGCCTCTCTGATTTTTCGGTCAACTTCCTTTAAAACAACATTCAATAGGTCGTTGACCGTAGCGTTTTCGTCAAGTTCAAGCTTGGTCTCTTCTTGTGGTTTGGCTTCGGGTTCCACAGAGGCTTCGGACATCTTCTGCGTCAACTCACGGTATTTTTCTTCTTCTTTCTTGGCTTCTTCTACCGACTGCTGAACCAACTCCGCAATGATGTCCTCGTATGTTTTTCCTGCGACTTCGTCAGCGTCTGCCTCTTCTTTTTCGTTCTTTGGCTTCTGTTCGGCGTTGTCTTCTTCAGACGCTTCGCTTATTCCAAGAAGCTGTTTAAACCTGTCCAGCATTAGTCATACCCCCTTGTAAAGTTTGGATTAGCCTTTGTATATTTATCGGGGACTGTTCTTCTGGTTTCTCCCCGATGATTAACCGATAATCTACATCAAACGCCGTTAGTATCTGTCTCAGCAGATACCATTGCGCTTGACGGTTCTCTGCAAACAAAGGTTCCTGCGCTAACAGGTTTCTTAACAAAATCCACTTCTGTATCTCCATCTGCCTGTTGGTCAGCACCGTATTGAAATTATACACAAACCTGTGAAGAATGTCAAGAGGTTCTATCAACTGTAACGGATTTGGCTTGGGGTAGCAAATCTGTGCGATTTCCTCTTCGTCTCCCATCAACTGAAGAAGCAACAACTCATGCTGAATTAACCTGCGTATCCATTGC